TTCGATAATACTATATTACCACGACTAAATTATTATGCCGTATTAATTGCTATAGATTAATCTAGATGTTTCTCAGCTTGTCTTAGTTTAACGTAGTACGTAGCTCTACTAATCCCTAACTTGTCACATATCTGCCAGATACCAAGTTGGTCAATGTACACCATTTGAAGCAAAGACCTAGCATCTATATCCTCAATATTTGCTATCTGTCTACGAAACTCTAGCTTCTGTTTGATAGCTTCAGCTGTGAAGCGTTCTAATTCTTCCTTAGCCGTTATAAGTTCCACATAAATATCATCTTTGCCCTTACGCTTTCCACCCTGAACCATGTCAGTATGCATTGAACCAGATGTGACCTTAAGCGCTTGTGATTCCAGTCTCTTAACCTGTTCTATCTGACTGTCGATGTATCTATCAAGTGCTTTGATTCTTTGTAACCGATCAACTGTTCTCATAAATTGTCTTTCCTTTTTCATGGTATAATAATGTTGTCAGATTATTTAAATAGTTCTCGGCAAGCTTTGCCTTGGGCTTTTTTTTATTTACCACCCCCTTTATTTTAAATTCCAGTCTTGCTACCAGCAATGCAAGACTAGAGTAAAAAAAGTATGTATTGGATCCTCCTTTTTATAAAATATTTACTGGGTTTGTGCATCGGTCTGTCAGCGATGCGAGTGTCAAAAAAAAGTTACCTAGTCATGACAGACTAACGACTGACAAGGGAGTCGAACCCCTGACAGCAAACAAGAATAAAGAATTTGAATTATAGCGACAGTTACGCTGTTATCACCTCCAAACTTAATGTAATTAATAACTCATAGCGGAATCGAACCGCTACAAGCCCATATAAATCGCTTTATATAGTGTGCGTTTAACACTTTCTTTATCACGACCTAGTTCACCTTTAGTGCGATATTCTAAATAAATTCGATCAACTTCACTATCTAGGCTTTCTGGCCACTCATACTTATTAAATACATATTTAGCTATCTTTCCGAATAGCTCTCTAGACAGAAGACCCTCTAACTGGATTACCTTTCGAGGCGTTAGAATTCCAAGCTCTTTATATACTGTATTAATTGCTGTCCGTATGCTATTGGCTTTTTGATATGTACATCCTTTAACATCCATGATGTAAGCGGTGAAGCTGTTTGGGTATTTAGCTTTTAATGATTTGATTTCCTCGCAATACTGTTTAAAGAATTCCTCAGGCAGTCCAGCATTTCTCTTGTCGGTATCTGGCCGACACTTTACGGAGCTACTAAAACAGTGTTTTGATAGATAATCCTGTAAGTCGTCAGCTAGTCCATCCGTGATATACTCACGCATATCGTCTAATGTCGCGGGTGATAACTTAGAACGCTCTTTAATCACATTGTCAAACCTTTGAAAATATTTTCTAGCTTGCAAGCGATCGCACTGTTTTGTTTGCATCACGTACTTTGTTAATGTTCTACGATGTTGTTCTTTCAATGCGTTAAATTCAAGCGTTAGCCGTTGATGTAGCTCTTTAGTCAATCCAGCGTATTCATATTTCTTCATGTCTTAATAACTCCTCAAATAGCTTGGAATATCATCACCTACACTTACACTATCGTATTGTTCCTTGGTGACTAGAAACTTACCATACGCTCCACAATCAAGCGTGTAGAGCTTCCCTACCATAGATTTTCCAGTGACCTTGCCATGCAGCTCAACGGCATTATCAGCCTCGTGGATAACCACTGTCTCGATAGGTCTGTTAACCACTCGTAGAATAGTAGTTACATTAATTGCTAGCGACACCAGTAGTAGAATCGTTGCTATCGTTAGCTGGTTGTCTCGTTTTCTCTTCATTTTCTATCTCCTTATAGACTTTCTCGAATATTTCACAAACCAAACTTTGAGGAATGTTTGACCTCTCGTTATATGATTTTGTCCATTCTTTAAAATCGATGTCATTGGTTTTTTTTTCGTTTTTTAGATTCAATTCAATGTTTCCAGAAAAACGTGTTGGTTTAGAAATTGGGTAATTGTCGTAATTGTTGTATCTTGTATGATTTTCAAACGGGATTTTGAAACCTAACACCCTCTCAATGTATTCCCAAATTCTGCCAAACGCAGGGTTTTCTATAATCCAATATCTAGGTTGGTATCGTTTAATGATTTCAACTGTGTTAAACACGCATAATTCCCCATTGATACGTTTCATGAGTTGCTTGTTTGGATAATATTGATATCTGTCGTAATCTTTATGATCTCTTACGGTGAACATCGACAAGGGTTGTTGTGGTTGAAATAAAGCATCTCCTTGCTCTTGTTTCCAGCACGCATTGCCTCTGTCCATAGCGCTTGCATTAGACCAACTTTCACAAGGTGGACTAGCAATAATTAAGTCTGGTTTAGGCAATCTATCCAAGGTGTCAAAAAGAGTGTTATCTCCAAACAAACGACTGTAGTCAGCTAAATTCAGATTGATAAAGTGGTTGTTTTTATTTTCAATGTCAATGCCTATTGGGTAGATTTCGATGTTTTTATCTAGCTTCTTAACGCCCTTGGTATATGATCCATTACCGCTGTCAAACAGTGCCCAGACAATCATTTTCAAAGGTCTTCCTCCTTAACGAATGTTCCATTTATCATTTTTCCTTTCCTATTCTTGATTTCCTCGTATGCAATATTTAGACACTCAGTTACATCAAGGTCTAATTGATGTGCCAATACAATAATTGTCACTAGTGTGTCTCCAATTGCATCTTTAAGTGCTATTTGTGGGTCTGTGAATTTAGTCGGCTTCAAGAGTACATCACGAATTTCACCTACCTCCTCGGTAATACGCATCCACTGAATCTTAGGGTCAGCTTGTTTTAAGTTGCGTTCGTCTGCCCAATGGTTGATTTTAGTAATTAAATCTGAGAATGTGTTATCGGTATCGTAACCTAGCAAGTATGGGATTGATACGTTGAAGTATTCAGCTAACTTCTTAGCGTTACTTCCTTTGATTTCACGTGTGCCATGTTCCCAATTAAGAATGGTTAATTTTGTAACCCCAATTTTTTTGGCTAACTCAACTCTCGTCATTTTTCGTAATTCTCTTAACTCTTTAAGCCTATTCATCTATTCCACCTCTATCACTTCAAAACCTTCGCAATCAAATACCCATCCAAAACAACCATCTTCTAGCTGTTTTTTGGTGTGTGTTGTTCTAAAACGGTCTGTATCTTCTCGGCTGTAAAATACCCACGTTTCTCTGAAATTATCATAATTCAAATAAGTTTCTTCATCATCTAAGTTTCGGATTCTCACTGTATATCGTTTTTCTTCCTCAACCTCATAGCCAAATTGATGCATATTGACTAGTGTTTGGAAAGCTTCCTTATTTTCTCTAAACCAACGATAAAAATCTGAATTTCTACTTCTTTCACCCCATAGTCTCACCATTGTGAATAGTGCACCGTTTAAATCTCCATTATTTTCCTCATACCAATCCGCTACAAACTGCGGTACTACTGGTTTAGGAATAATTGAATCATAGAAATCTTCAGCGTGTGCTACTGATAGACGTCCCCCCGTTACCAATTTCTTAACTGCTTCATCTCTAGTCATTTAATTTACCTCTATCTAATTTAAAAACTCATATATCGTCAATGGAATGTCTGCAATAATTAATTGCGCTCTTGGAATTTGATAACGTTTTGCATTCTCGAAGTGGTCATTAAATAATTTATATCTAGCCATCTATTCCACCTCTTCCATCTCTACTGTGTACAATCTTGAATTTCGATATTTAACACCTCTCAAATGATGCAATCTTTTGATAGCTTCATCCTTGCTATCATAAATTTCCACTTCGTCTTCCATGTTGTCAAAATATGTAATTACTTTATATTTCATAACTTAACTAACCTTCTTCCATCTTTCTCACTAGTACGTTTAGCATAAGACGGTGTGCCGTAGCAAGTAACAGAACGCACTGAAATTCCTAACTGCTTAGCAATCTCGCTCTTTGTTCCCATTGCTATGATTTCTTCGCCTTTGTATAATGCATATTCCTTTACTTGCATAGTTCTGCCATCTCTTTCAATAATTTCTCGTCTGGCAATTGTTCCAATGTTAATATGCGGTTTAATTTATTGGTACTAATCCCTAACTTAACACTGACCAAATCCATATCTTTATTGTTCTCCCAAAACCATTTAGAAAATTCTTGCGTCTTACCCAGCACGCTCGTATGGTCGTAATGGCCTGGTGCGTAGATGCCAACTAACCTATCTTTATATTCTTTTCATTCCAACTCCTTGATTTCAAATTCAATGCGTGGGTTAGGACTGTACTTCTTGCGAGCTCTTAAATCGCAAACAATACTGTCATCCGTCCAAACGATACCTTTCTTGTCAATCTTGTTGTATCCAGCGTTTGAGATACTATCAAAGAGTGCTTTGACTAGATTATCAATATCAGGCTTTCTGAAATTCCACAGCCTTTCAGCCATGAATTTCTTGAATGCATCCCACGTTTTAGCTCTAGCCTTTGGCGTAGGCTTTTTTGATACGCTCAAGGGCGCTTTCATGTAGAATGTGACATCAACCATTATCGGTCCGTCAAAGAATTGTCCGTCATACTCTTTTTCGATAAGTTGCGAGCACTGACGACGCCAAGCTTTCATTTTTGGGTCTTCATAAGTTCCAAACTTACTGAATCGTGGTCTTGTTTGTGATTTAGGCTCGATATTTAAAGTTATTCTCATGCTTCACCCACCACAATCTCGTAATTATCGAGCGTTATCCCATTTTTAATAACATTGCTCAAATAGCTTTTATTTCTCCCAAGAAATACACTAGCCGCTCTTAAACTGTCGAATTTCATTGTTACACCGTCCGCCTTGCTTACTAGAGTCACTTTCTTATTTGTTTGCAACAACCCGTTTTTGAACGCATGTCTCATGTTTTCTGACCTTGTCACCCACTCAAGATTCTCTACTGAGTTGTCTAAAGGGTTGCCGTTTTTGTGATTGACGTAGCCTTTGTTTTCTGGGTTTGGTATAAAAGTCTGAGCAATCAACCTACTCACTAGGTGAGTTGTCATCTTTTTGTTTTTCCACAATTTCACTCGCTTATCGTAGTGATCACTCCTTTGTCTTCTTGCTATCTGAGGTTTTATCTCTCTTTGTTCCCAAACCCTTTTTATTGTCTTTCCCCTTACAAAGCTATATGTTGTTTTATTTTTGCAAGACCAAATCGTCCCGTCCGAATGTGCTTCATATAGCCCCTCATACCCCTTTATTTCTTTAACATCCATAAACCCTCCTCAAATTAGAACGGTAGCATATCATCACTGATGTCCATAGGGCTTGAGTTCTCGTAAGGTCCGCTTTCTCTTGCAAAGTTTGGCCCTTGCTGTTGGCTATAACTGTTGTTAGCATTACCCCCCTCACGCGCTGCACGACTTTCTAGCATTTGGAAGTTCTCAGCGACTACCTCTGTCACATACACTCGTTGCCCTTGTTGGTTTTCATAGCTACGGGTCTGAATACGTCCAGTAATTCCAATCAATGCGCCTTTTTTAGCCCAATTAGCCAAATTTTCAGCTTGCTGGCGCCAGATAACGCAATTGATAAAATCTGCTTCACGCTCACCATTAGCATCCTTAAAGTTACGGTTAACCGCAAGGCTAAAAGATGCTACTGCGATATTGCTTTGTGTGTATTTAAGTTCTGGGTCTTTAGTTAGACGTCCAACAAGTACGGTTGAATTAATCATTTATTTTCTCCTTTTTAGTCCATTCCTTCATAAAAACTCTTTCCAAGTTGTTCTTCGAAGTCCTTGTCATCAATAGACAGTCTGGATAATTCTGTTATCATTTTGATTTTAGTTTCTCGACATGGCTGGTACCCGTACTTAGCATATTTCATCATTCGGTTAAATGTGCTTACCGGATATATTAAATAGTTATCAATAACTAGACGCTTCGTGTGCAAGTGTTCGAAAAAATCTTCTTGAAATGCCACTTCGTAAACTGCCATATAATTATCTTCGTCAACGTTGTCGTAATTTTTATAATAAGCGAATTTTGTTATTGTAAAATCAAAATCCGAAATCATGTCCTTTGGTTTTCCGAAGGTCTTTTTGATGAGCTCTACTCTGACTTTTTCTTTGATGAAATAAACCGCCCAAACATTTTTATTTTTGTAAGAAAATGTTATTTCGCTAGGTTTTTCTTCAATCTGTTTTTTGAAATATTTTTGAGCGTCCTTGAAATCTGCTTCGCATTCAAAGAACATGTCAATGTCATTAACCTGCTCATTGTTGAAGATATTCTTGAAACACCCACCTGCTATATACCCTTTATGGCCGATTAAAAATTTATCCAACCACCAAATTTGTCGATAATTGTATATATCCCTCACAACTATACTCATTGCTTACCTCATTTCATAATTTCATAATTTACAAAGTTATTACTCTCTATTTAATAAATCGTCCAATGTTAGAACCTCATGCAATTTCTTTTGAGACTTGCAATAATCACAATGTCCACACTTCTTAGGTTCTTTGTTTCCAAGCGATACTTGATACACTCTAGGGGCGTGCTCTGTAATGTATTTAAGCCCTTCTTCCAGCCATTCTTCAGTCAATTCAATAATTTCCTTATCTGGCTGTTTCTCTTTCGATACGGCCACAATAAACGGCTTGAATGTTGGATAACCCATTTGTCGCAACAGTTCTAAATAAGTCCCTAGTTGGACATGGTATTGAAACCCTAGAATGTTATTGACTGCCGTTGGTACTTTAGTACGCAATTCCTCTGACCATTCCTTAGTCCAGATAGATTTCATGGTTTTTAAATCGACCACATAGCCCCTTGAAAAGTTGATACTATCCAACTTCCCTTTGAACGGCACGTCAGCGATGATTCCAGTGACGATCTTTTCTTTTTCGACTTTGTCACCTTTCTTGCCGTGATATAAGTTATTGAAAAGCGTGTCATCCTTAAGCGTGTCGATAACTTTCTCAGCTAACTTGAAATCAGATAACAGCCCATAAGGTTTGCGACTTGAGAACATAGCTTTTTTGTTATCTTCTTTGAATTTCTCGTGTGCTTCTTCACTCTCAAAGTAGCTATGAACATAGTTGCCGAACAGTAGAGGTTTTTGATCTCGTTCATCATCCCAAACACCATCATCGATAGCTTTAGCTCTAGCTTCGCATTTCATGTATTCCTTGAAACGACTTACAGACATATAGGTTTTGTCAGAATAATAATTATCATCCGTCAAGATTGTTAGTTCAGTCATTTTCTACCTCTTTGATTTTGGTTGAATCACCTTCGAATAAGCTAACTTCTTCGATGATTTCACCGGTTTCAGCGTCTACGCTTTTATCTGGTTCAGCTTCATCGCTCATGAGGTCACCTAAAAGTGTTTGGGTGTTCTCATTTTTGGGTGTAACATCGATAGGGTCAGTCTCAACTTCCTCGGTTTGATTGTCTGAGATAAGCCCTTCTTGCATTTCAGTTGATAGTGGGGCATACTTGCTCAAAATGCTCTTTAGTACGGTTTTTTGAGCCATTGCATCAAAGTCTGTTGACCACGGCCCTTTTGCATAGGTCTTTGAAAAGCGTTTTCCGTGGCTTTCTGCTTGCTCTTTCGTCCAGAATGTCAATTTTTTAAATCCATTCACAAGCTCGAATGTGGCAAAATAGCCATAAACCTCATCTTCTGGTTGAGTGAAATCAATGTCCAATGTTTCAAATAGCGGGTCATACGATTTGAATTGTGCTTTGTAAACTTTTCCAGAATTGATGGCCTTAAATTGACCGGAGCGGATAGCTAGCTGAATAAGTCCTTTATAACCCAATTGAAATTGTGCATCTTGCCCGTATGGAACAATGTAAGCAAAACCCAAACTTGGCTCGATAGGCAGGTTTAATACCGCAGCTTTCATCGCTGCCGTCATAATCGAAGTGTTACTTGCTCGTGCTAGTAACTTGTTGTTGTTTACAATTGACAATAGACTGGCTGTAAATTGTCGTTCATTGCCGTTCAACACCTCTTGAAATTTCTGTTTAACTGCTGGTGTGTTAAAAAAATCTTTGTGTGCTAGTTGATTTGTCATGTCTTTGTCTTCCTTTTTTTGTTTTGAATGCCCCTAATTCTCAATTTAAGGGGTCTCTTATCGTTTTTAAGTGGTAACTAGATAATTTATACCACCTACCAAAACACACTCCTTAAAATCTATTTTAGAGGGGTTTTCTAGCGTTGCTAAAAACTTGCGTTGATTTTTTAGCAAAATACATATATTCGTTGATTTTACTGATGAATGAGTATAAATCTAACTCATCCATCATTTTCTGTTTGTGCCCTTCTGATACTACAAGACCATGAATGCGCTCGTAGTCCTCAAAGAGCTTTATTTTTACTTCTGTTTCAGTCATAACATCATCCTCTTGTCTTGCTGTGTTTTAAACTTGTAAACGTGTTCGTTAGTAGTTCCAAGTCCTGTCTTCTTGAAAACCCTCGAATAGACACGTTTACCATAAGTGCCCATGATATCCTGTGGGCTTAAGTTGGTTGTGATTATGGTCTTTGTTCTTTTGTTCAATATGCTGTACAAGATGCCGTTAGACCACTCAGTCACTTTTTCTGTTCCTAGATCGTCTAGCACTAGCCATTCAGCTTCGGATATTCGTCTGATATATTCAGCTTCGAGGGTGAAATCTTCCTTGATTTTGGCTAGCAAGTCGACAACGTTGATGAATAATCCCATCTTCTTAGTGTGGTCTGATAAGGCCTTAAGCGCTGAATAGGCTAGATGGCTCTTACCGACACCAGTATCACCGATAAGAACAATGTTATAGTCTTGACCATCAAGATAGCCTTTAAGCTGGCTTCGGACGTTCTTCAAGTCTTCCTTTTGCTCTTTGGTAACAGCATGGTAAGTTTCAAAGCTAGCACTTTCTAAATCATCATCCATCAAACTGAAATCTTTGAGAAAGAACAAGCGTTTTTGCTCTTGCTCACGTTCATATTGTTCCTGCGCTTTAATATAATTCAGTTTCTCTTGCTCTTCACGATGGCACGTCTCACATACAGTGTATGGCTTGCTGTTTGGTAGCTGAATAGTGACAAAGTTTCGATTGTGCTTCTCGCAGTATTTATCACTAGTAGTCATATATAGCTGTCGCATCTGTCTAGCTGTTTGATCTAAACTCATATAGAGAACCTCTAATATTTACTGCAAGCTGGTCCAAACTTGGGTTTGGCATTGTTTGACTTGTTGAAAAAGTAATCTTTATCTGGCTTACTGTTGCTATGCTTACTTTGTCTTTCTTTTGCTTGTTCTAAAGTAGTTATCCCCTCATTTCGCCATGAAGTAAATATTCTTTCAATATACGATGGGTAGTTAGCTTCGTTAGTCATAGCTAGTTTTAAAGCGTATTGGTAAAGCTCGGTTCCAAATTCATTAATATCTGCAAGGATGTCTTGTTGAATAAATGCGTTTTTTCGTTGCTTCGGAAAAGCTTCAAAAAACATATCGTAAGATTTACGGATTTCATCAACTTCCTCTTGTTGTTGTTGTTGATTACTTAGTATTGATATATTAGTATTGATATTATTAGTATTGATTCCGTGTACTTTGTTCACTTCTTGACGTGTACTTTCTACACTTCCAGCGTGTACTTTGTTCACTTCTTGACGTGTACTTTTTACACTTCCATTGATATATAAGCGATTTGGCTTATTTACGCCTTGTCTTACCTCTTCCATCAATCCAACTTCAACTAGCTCTTTCTTAGCTTTAACAACTGCTTTATTCGAACAGTTGAGTTCTTGCATGAACTGTTCAATTGTAAAATACATGTAAATCTGACCGTCATCGTCATACCATTTATTTTTAATTGATAACGTTCTGCGGTCGAACAGCAGCATATACATTAGCTTTGCTTTATCGCCCAAATTCTTGTATGGTTCTTCTTTTAAGAGCCATTGCGGAAATTGGTAGAAAGCATTGTTTTTTACTTCATTAATATGCATTAATCTTATCCATCTCTTTCGTTAAAATAGTCGTGTCAGTCGTACGCTAGCCATTTACCCTCTCAAGTTGCTTTTTTTGTTTAAATGTCATAGTATAATATCATTAGATTTTTTATACGACACGGGCTATTACCCGTGTTTTTTAGTGCTTCAATCCGCACCTAGCCCCCGATGTGCTTCGAATTATTCAATTTTCTAAGAAGGTAGTTTTGGCTTTTATTTATATTTATTTTTGGGGTATAAGGTATTTAGTTGCACTCCGCACACCGAGGGTTGGCTACGGATTGAATGCACTAATAGTGTTAATCTAAGTAATTTTGATATTAATCAATAACGCTTTTAGGGATCTTTGAATTACGTTTGTTCTTCTCTTGCATTTTTAAAAACAATGCTCGCTCACGTTTATGACGGTCTTCATATTTACGTTCATTTTCTTCCCTTGACGTCCACTTTGGGACTTCTACTGTTTCTGTTTTCTTGCTCCAAATCCAGTTAAATAGTTTTGATGGTTTCATAGTATTTTCCTTTCTGATAAAATATAAGTAAGTTTTTTATGTAAGTCGTTGGTTATTCGGCGGCTTTTTTGTTTTCCAGCTAGGCTTGTATAGCCCTAGCAGACAATCTAATGTAGTTCGTTTCATCATGTCAATTATCTATATTTCGGAGGCGTCTGCTAGAGCCGTATCAACCTAGCTGGATATGTGGTTAGAACAATTCCACTTGTTCAATCAATGGGTAAATGTCATTATCTTTTAACTTTTCATAAATAAATCGTCGTCCAAGCTGTGTCCAAACAGTTGTAATTTTACTGTGAACTTTGTTGTCTTTACCGACATAATCAAATGTTCGACTGGCAATATAGCCTTTACCTTGATATTTCGTGTAAAGAATCCATTGACCGTTAACTTTACGTTGAATACCGACTTGTTTCAAAATTTTGTTGAACTTATTAGCACTCATACCATAATCTTGCGCTATCTGCGTAGTTGTCAGCATATCTTTGGTTTGCAAAATCAAATCAAGGTAATCGGTTTGTTTCCTAGCTTCTTCAAGCTCTAACTTTAAGACCTCGTTTTTATGTTCAAGACTGACAATTTTTCTGTCAGCGATTTTAAGAGCTCGTGCCATGATTTTCTCTGGACTATTGAAGTCCTTTTCAACTTGAATGAAGTATTGACGTACTTCTTTTCCTTTGTCGGTTTTAGATACCATTGCTAAATTTTTAGCAGCATCTAAAGACAGTACATAATCTTGCAATTTTCTATTTGCGCCATTATTTACAACCGTAGTTCCAACTACACTTGTAAAATCATAACCTTCTTCTAGAATTTTAAAATTTTGTTCTACCCATTGACTAAAGCGAGTTTTCACCTCTAAGCTCTTATGTAGCTGTCTTGCACTAACTACTGGCTCTTGGTTTTCATTTAAAGTTACATTGATTAAATTGTTCATGTATTACCCTTTCTACTCCTCAAATTTTTCAATATTTGTTTCTTCGTTTTGCGAAGAAACGAATTTGAAGTGATTGATATATTCGTATGCTTTTGTTGTTTTAAATCCCAAACTCCTATACCACTCTTCGAAACATCCGTACCCTCTAGTCGAAAGCTCTTTTTGAGCTTTGGCAAGTTGTTTTCCGATTTCGTAAGCACTCTTGCTTTGGATGCCGTAGATGATATTGGCACGTTCTTCTAAGAATTCTTTCGTCTTTGCATCGAGCAAAGAGTAGTCAAAATCATTTGTTGCTATTTCGTTCATCTTGTTCCTTTCTAACTTGAATTTAATCCAAGTTTTGTTGTAATAAAAATCAAAAGCCATACAAATCAGACGATTGAAGGTTGTATTTTTTACAAATGGTTACCATGTTTTTAGGAGAAATAGAAAGTACATTCTTCTCCCATGCACTAACTGTTTGTGCTGACGTACCAACACTTTTAGCAAATTCCTCTTGTGTCAAATTGTGACGTGCTCGGAGTTCTTTGATTGTAATTTTTGGAACTGTTTCTGTCATTTTTGTTCCTCCTCTCTAACTAACTTACAAACATATTATAACTTGAATTAAATTTAATGTCAACAGTTTTCTTGATTTTTTTTAAAGTTTTTTTGATTTTATTGAAACATCTTGAAAATTAGTAAAACATACTATATATTGTTCTTTGTATGTATCCATTGTTTTTACCTCGTTTTTTTATTTTTTATCGAATGTTTTCCAAGTTGCTCTCAATCCATTCTAGTCTATTTTGGCGACCAGACGGAAACTGTTTTTATAAAAAAATATATATTTTTTTGCAAAACAAAAACCCTGACTAATTCAAGTCAGGGCGAGAGAGAGTTTATCGAAGACTCAGCTTTTAACTGTATCCATTAATATAGTAGCATTTTTATCAAAACAAAGCAAATAAAAAACTTCCCATCAGAACGTATCTGTCCATAAAAGGATGTGGGGGGATTGACATCTCATTCATATTATAACACAAAAAAAGCCCCAGCAAAAATGCTGAGGCTTCGACCACTGCTGCCATGGTATCCCTATTGCAGCCTGAGGGGAGGTGATATACTCCTTTTCAATTTTTTTAGTTTTCGTGGTCTATTGGTAGTAGTTTACCAAATCATCTTTATTCCAACAAGACAACCAAACCGTACCAAACTGACCAAACTCGAAACGTCGGTAGTAATAGCCACCATAATAGCCGCCTTCTCCTGTGTCTGTAATGTTGACTTCATCACCGGCAAAACTAAAGAACATGCCTGCCTTGAATTCTTGGTCAGCTCCATCTGGAATGTCGTTACCGTTAGCGTCAACCCAGTTAACCATTGAAACTGGGACCCCATTTTCTCATTACTACCCACTATTCCTAGTGGGATTAGACTATATCTTACTTTAGATATTTTCTGTCATACTTACCAAAATACTTCTTTTCTGCTTCAACCCTTAATTTTTCAGCAACCGATTTATCTTTAGATGAACCTAGAAAAATTCGTTTATTCCTAACTTGGATTCTAGCAACCCACAAACCTTTTTTATTTAAGTTAACACCTTTTATTTTAGAAGTGTTATTTTTATAAGTTTTTTTGTTCATCATGTTTTCTTGGTGACTTACCACCCTTAAATTACTTCTTCTATTATCTAAGGGATTTCCGTTGATGTGGTCAACATATTTATTTTTGTCTGTAACAGACATGATTATTCTTGAAAGTACCTTTTTACCTTTTTCGAATACATGAACAGAATGGTAATTACTTATTTTGTCATTTCGAACATAGATTGTATTGGTATATTTTTCAAAAACATCAAAATCAAGTAAAATTTCTTTTCCGTTAACAAAGACACTAACATAATCATCGTGATACTTGCAAGGATATTCTTTTTTCCATCTACATTCATTTGAACAGAACGAATTGGAAACATAATCATTATACTTATATCGTTTATATTGATTATATGTAGGAGTGAACATCTTTCCACATCTACAACAAGGAATTTCAGAAATAGTAATTTTAGTTTTTCCGTATTTTTCTAAAGAACAAGTTTGGGAACAAAAAACCGATTTACCGTTTTTGATTTTATATCTTTGTTTTTTAGAAACTTCAAATACTGTATGACAATTGGCACAAACGCCACGTTTGGTTTTACTCATCTTATGACACCATCTTTCTAAAGTCTAAGTGCTTCCACTCACGTACAAATAGTGAGTGTACTCCTCAAAAGGATAGTCGTTACACCTTTCTGATACTATCATACCAGACTTGGCACGGTATTGCCCGTTCTGGGTGTCCACCGTTAGCCATGCTTTTGCATGACACCGCTTTGTTTGCGTTCACTTAGTTTATACTGAGCCGAAAATTAGTTAACCCAGTCGAACCCAATTGGACATAAATAATCGCATTTAATCTGCCAGATACCGTTAACATATTTGACTTCATTAGCTTCGTAGTAAGCTTTTTGTTGTGGTGATACTGTTGTATTAGGTTGGTTGTTGGTTTGTGGGGTATTGTCAGAATAACGCCAAACTTCGATATATCGAGGCTTATTAGCTGCATAGTAGTCGTTCCAAGGATATGTACTGATAGCTTGTCCTACTGCTCCTTGTGTTGAATAATCACAACTAATAAAGTTTACGCTATCCATCATAACACCAACGTGACCACCTGCACCACCAGATTGTGACATGTCAGCACCCCACGACATCATTACGATATCTCCTGTCAAGGCGTCCCAATCCTGATTAATACTTACACGATAAAATCCATTTTTAGCAAGTTGTTGACCAAGAGTGACAGTAGATGGCAACCCTTGGATAGGAATGCCTGCGTCTTTTAGGGCTTGAGACATAGAACCAGAGCAGTCAGCTGTACCGTCTGAGCCATTCCGTGAGCCAAACATTGAGTAGGTAAGAAGATTGCGGTGAATAACAAACCAATTAACAATAGATTGTGGTACGCTCATTTTATTTCTCCTTTTTATCGTTTAGTGGTACATCATAGTTCAATGCTCGTTCGCTGTCAGCGATTCCTTTAGTGGTAGGGTCTGTCACGATTCCAAGAATAACCAAAATTCCCACAAAAGTATTTAATCCCTCTTGAATGTTGGTCGGAATGTGAAGCCCGAACTGTTGCAACATAAGGAATACTGCTGAGATAAGAGCTACTAGTGTAGTTTTATTTTGCAAACGTAATTTAAAATTAATCATTCTCTTTTTCTCCTTTTTTCTCGTCTTAAAGTATTTTAGTAATTATATATCCAATAATAGTTACGGCAAGAGTAAGCATAAAGCCCCAAGCCCACTTATTATTGGCTTCCATTTTTTCTATAAGTTTTGCATTTGATTGGGCTATTAAAAGCGCTCGTTCTGCTTTATCTCTAACTGTTTCATAGTTGTCCAACTTTGTTTCAATTCGAGCTAATCGTTCAAGCACTTCTCGCCATCCTTGCTCCTCCATAACACCTGCTTTCTAATAATTGATACTTCAATTTGTATTTTCCTCTCATGTTAAAAACCTATCAACTGATAGGTTTTATTTGTGATTTGCTATCTTTTTACAAAAAAAAGAACCTATCTTGTAATAGATTCTTTTATTTTACCCATTTATTATTTATATATCTGCCCGGATTGTTGAAGTTTAAAACCTTGGCATAATTACCAGCTATCGTAGCGTTATTTTCTACATTTTTAGTAACTATGCTTCCCGCACCGATAGTGACATTATTCCCAATAATAACTTCCTCTATTACGCAAACGTTAGGTCCTATATATACGCAATCTCCTATTGTAGCTGCTTTTCCTTCATTAGCTCCTATCGTCACTCCCTGAGATAGATTACAGTTATTTCCTAATTTAGCACTCTTATTTATATATACAGGACCATTGTGCGCAATGTATAAACCATAGCCTATATCAGTTTTATAGTCTATTTGTATCGATCCTCTCATTTTAATTTTATGAATTGGGATAGCAATATATCTTAAAAGTTTTCCGTGTGAGCAAATCCTCATCCAAAATAAAAAATTAAAAGATTTATTCCAAAATAGACATATCACAAAATCTAAAAATGTAACTTTCCCTCTATACCTAATCAAATCGCTTTTTATGTAATTAACCATGCTTTTTCTTTCCATAACCTATATAAAACAACTTTTTCTTTTAATTATACTATAATTCGAAGAAAAAGTGAGTCTTTAATATATACTTGGATATGAACATCTTACATTTATTGACCCTGTTACTTTCAAATCATCGCTTAATCCGTTGAAAATTGTTAACTCAATACCACTTGCGGACATATAAATGCTCTTTATGATTTCTCCGTTTGAGTAAAAGTTCCCTTTTTGTGAGATGAACGATATTTTTTGTGAGAGGATTTCTACATTATATGGATTGTTTAATGCACCATCAAAATAATTTGGAAGAGGAATAATTATCTTTGTATCTTTACCATGAAAGGCAGTTGTTTCTGGAATGGATACAGTTATATTATCAGGATTTATTCCATCTATGGTATTGGCAAAGATGCTAAGATTAGAGGTATAGTCTGTACCTGTCTTGTTGAACATTTTACCATTAACAAGATTACTTGTTATTGAAGAATTTTCTATAGACTTAGTGAAAATAGCTACATCAGGAGCGACTATTCCTGATTGGTTATCTTCCGAATTTTTTCTAAAAAAAGAATTTGTAGAAATATTAAATAGAGAACCATGTAAGTAAAGATGATTTGTTAAATTTCTTTCAAACTGATTACCTGAAATAGTTGTACTAACCGCATTAGACGTATATATTCCATAAGTAGTGTTTCTATCAATAATGTTATTACTAATTAAGTTGTAAGTCGCTTTCGTTAAGGATATTCCTATTCCATTCCACTCTATTTTATTATTCACAATACTGTTATCATTGGAATTATCAAAATTTATGCCGACTTCATTAAAATAGAAAAAGTTATTAGTTATCTTTGAATCCGTGGCATTCATTACTCCGTTAGTACAACCGTTAATTTGACAATTCATAACATTTGACACTTTGATGTTAGATAGCCCATTAATACAATTTGCGATTTTCACTCCCTCAATAGTACTAGAGTTTCCGACAAGTATTCCATTTGTTTTCTTACTACCTTCTATGGATAAATTCTTTACGGTAATAGCGTTGGGCAGAATACCATCTCCCCAAACGTTATTCTTTATCACATAGTTGTCTGCAGAACCTATTCCATTAAGTAGCGTTATATTTTGTGTGTTTTTTCCTCCCCAAGATTCAACCTTACTAATTCCTTGTATGATTTGTCCTGATGAAAAACCTTTCAATTCTTTTACATTATACTTACCGGGCGGTATGAAAACTGAAAAACCTGTATCAATAGCGCTTTGTATCGCAACAGTATCATCAGTTACTCCGTCTCCTTTAGCTCCAAACCATTTGACATTAACTCCTCGTTCAGCAGATTCGTTATAAACTCTAGTCATGAACGATTTATCCGATTCGAATGACCTAAAATCAGTATTTTTCCCGATTTGTTTATCTAGCCTAGTCGGCAGGTCTGGATATGCCGAAGCAGCATCTTCCGGTTTCCTTGACCTTATCAACTCGCTAAGAACCTGGCCGCCTGGATCAATGGATTCAATAATTTCACGGTTGGATTTCACAAATTCTTCCCAGCTAGTTTTACCATCTTCAATATATTGGTTGAAGATTCGATTTAACTCTTTGAATGTCCACCAGTAATTCGAGTCTTTAAAGGGTTGTGAGTAAATAGATTTCTCAACAATATAGTGAAATGTCCGAGTAGAGAATTGCTCAATCCACCGCCCGTCTTCTTGTTTTCTAAAGCTAAAATAAGCTTCATTATGTCCAACCATTTGCAAAGCATTATCACTGGCAACATATTTCAGTGTTCCATTTTTTGCATCAAAGGAGACAACACTTTCTTCTGACACTCCTTGACCTGTGACTTCTTGTGCCATTAAACAAAAGTAAGGCTGTAAGCCTTCAAAGTTCTTGGGCTGACCGTTCTCTACGATTTGAGCAACAATTGCTTGACTATTGACATCCGCATGTCTTAGCTTAATAATGCCAATATTGCTATTAGGTTCTGTGGTACTTAAAATTATCTTATGTTCTGTCATTTATTATTTCCTTAAAAATTAATTACGTCTCGAGGATTGATGCGAGCCCACTGCTTGCCCTTCCAAACTTCGAAATGCAAATGAACGCCAGTGGCGAGACCTGTGTCACCACAAATACCAACTACTGTGTTTGAGGTGACTTGTTGTCCCATGCTAACTTGAATGTTTGCTAAATGTCCGTAATATGTCCAGTATCCATCATGTTCAATCACGACGTAATTGCCCCCAACAGCATGATTAGGGACTATTTGAACGACCTTTCCGCTTCTCGCAGCGTATACCGGCGGTTTTGCTCCTCCAGTTGGCGCAATATCAATACCGCCATGAATTGAACCTGTACCGTAACCGATTTGATCCCATTCTTGAGTGACAACATAAGGCACTCTGATTGGATTTCGCCAATCAGCTTTAGGAATAGGTACCCCAGCGAAAAGGTTATACCAAGTTTGGGCATACCCCCTTCGCTCTGGGTGTGTCGTTGCTGGTCGTTCGAAGTTTCTTTCGAAAACAGTTGCTGCGCTTGCTGCGTCAGTCATAGCTTTAAATCCGTCAACAGTTGTTGGCGCAACTGAACCAATCCATTGACCCGACGTCATAGCCCAGTTGACTACTTTCATCTGAGTAGGCATCTCACGATAATCTCCAGCGACACCAGCAGCTTTTACAAGTCTTTGGAAATACTCACGGCCATTGTTTGTTCGTGTTCCTACAAGTGGATATGCTGATCCGTCAAACTGCACAGCGCCATAAGCGGGTCCTCCAATCTGATCAATATCAGGATTCATACTTGGACCAGCTTCACCATTGATATTTCCTAAAATGCCAGCCGATGCACCTTCTGAATAACCAAGAGACCTAAGCGTAGCCCACGCTTGCCATGCGAACTTTTCAGCTTGTGTCTTGACGATATCTGGATATATTCCGTTCCACCCGTCACCACCTCCGCCCCCAGAAGCGGCAGATGTTATTTCTCTCCCATTTAGGAATAATTTACCATCGACGCTGACGTCTCCATAAAGTTTTAATTTCCGGTTTTCGGCCGTACTGTCTTTTGGAATTTCTAAAACATTTAAAAACGTTCCGTTGGTTGCCTTTGATGACAATGCGAAAGAATAACCAGGATTTTGAATTGCATTAATCCCTTGAAGTTGGCCGTCTGCGTATGTTGGCGCAAAAGCGAACATTTCTTTTTCAGAAGAACCGTCTTTTTTTATAAAGCGAATTTTACCTTGGTCAAGTTCAATAATGAAGTTACGATGAACTGAACGAATCTTGACCCCTTGCAAAACTCCGGCATTAATAAAATTAGCATTGAAAGTCCCATCAAGTGTCCATGCAGTATTACTTTTGCCATTATGAACATCTTGAATTGTCGTCCATTGACCTTTTTTACATTGCTTGAAAGATATTCCAGCATTATTTTGAATCATGAAATACTGTGATTCTTGAATTTTTGGACCATCCATAAAGACTTGCTCATAAGTTTCTCTTGATTGAGAAACGCCCGCTTCAATCCCATTGACCATATAAATTGACCCACCATTGGCACCAGCACCACGCATAATATCATCTTGATACTTTCCGATTTCAGTTGATTCAAAGAAAGTCATTTTATTATTATCAAGGTCTGAGATATTACTTTGAATCTTCGATAACTGACGATTGAGAGAGTTGCCACTTAAATTATCACCTAAACTAGCTTGCACTCGTCCATTAACATGGTCAGTAACCACTTTAAAGACTCTTGTCTGATAGTGATAATTTCGGTCTCCTCTGTGAATTGAAACAGTATTTCCAATTGAGTCACTGCCTAATATCTCAGTACTAAACTGAACGAGTGGCCGGCAGTAATAAGCCAGTTTTTCATAAGTCTTTTGTAAAAGCTCGTCTGCATCTTCCACATCATCAAAGACAACCACTGTTTTCCGAGGAAGCATTTTTCCATTTGACGGAATGCCGTATTCTTCTGTCATTTCTGGATATTCAATCCAATTTTGGCCTTTTGGCTTATCAAGTGGTTTACCATTAGACTTTTTCCATTCAACATCTGAAAATTCAAGTCTTCGCCCATAACCGTCCCCAACTTCTTCACCTTTCCCACGTCCAATTAGGGCAGTGACAATATTTGTGCGGTCTTGTTCGTGGACAATTTTCAGAACTTCCTCACCATATTCAAAACGTTTATTGGTTATTTTCCCAATTTGGTTATAGCAGTTAATGATTTTTTTAGTAATCTTATTTCCTGTGATTTCAATTGAAAAGGTAAACTCTGCACCTAACTCTTGTAGAGCTTTTAGAGCTTCACGCATGGAAGTATAGTAAAAGGTGCTGGAAACCGTTTTAATCGGTTCACAGATACCCAATACCCAGTCACAACCTGAATCAGATAAAAGCTGGTTGATCACATAAGAAAAAGACCTATTTTTAGGCCTTATATCTTTAATGATAAAATTATCCAGTTCATCAACGGCAAAATTTTTCGTTTCAAATGATAATAAATCATCTTCATCTTTTGCGGTTAAAATTCGGTATAAAGAAAATTCTTGCTCTTTTGTATCATTGACTGCAATATAGCTGGCATCTTTAATTGTTTCGTCAAAAGGTAAAGAAACTGAAAGTGTATCATTCATTAATTCAGAAGCGTTGGTTGTGATTTCTTTTGTCTGAACACATTCTGTTAATTCATCGGAATCATAGCTTTTGATGACTTGTTGCATCTTATCTAAAAATAAGATATTACTCACTAAAGCACCGCCTTTCTGTATTGAATCGTTAACTCATAGTTTGAACTTGAAAAATCTGTTCCAGTTGTCAGTCTGACATTTTTGAAATCAGAATCAAGGTCTAAGAGGTTGTTATTTACTTTACCGTTAAGAAAAGTATCGCCTGAATGAAAATCAAATTCCAATAGGTCGCCTTTTTTAGCCTGTGATGCTTTCAAGCGATAATTTCCGTCAGTTGCAAATAAACCCTCTGTCAGTAATTTAAATGACAGCCTATCTGGTTTAACTGGATAAGGCAAAACTTCAATCACTTTATTTTTTACACTTTGAGTTTTTCCGTGTTTAAATGGCTTACTACAAAGGACAGTAAAGCTTGAAATGATTGAATTAGTATCTCCAGCAACATTGTCTGCAGTCTTGAAACGACCATAAAACGTATATTCCAGATCATCATTAAAAATAATGGGAACATCTTTTTGACGAATCAAGAACGCCTTTAAGGCATCAAACTTTTCTTGTATAGCTCGAGGGTCCCTATCCTCAAGCTTATATTTTATCGTCAACTCCCGAGGAGGATATTTAACATTAGTGATCACACCTCCTACTTGCATGTCTTGTGTTTCAAAGCTGAGAGAATACATTTCTCGCCCCTCAACCGTCAAAGTCTGATAACCTTCTATGAGTTCCTCTAACCAAGTCCCATCATAACTCATGGCGCTGGTTGGAATAAAAGGAAGGTTGCGATAATGCTCCTGTTTTGTCGTATCTCTAAACTTGTACATTTCTACCTCCTAAAATCCCATATTTAAGTTAATTGCTTGACCTTGTGCGTTAGAAATGTCATCCACAAAGGCTTTAAAGGTTTGATTCCCAAGCTTCACAGTAAATGAAGCCGGCTGTTTGCCTTGGTTAAGATTCACATCATGAGAAACTTGACTACTGATTGAGCGATTAGCAGCCGCAACATTTGCCCCAATATCCACAGAATAGTCAGAATTAATTGCATTAGCAATCATGTCGCCCATTCCTGAAACATTGGATTGAACATCACGGAAACCTCCAGTTAAACCAGAATTTAAACCATTCATAATGGCATTACCAGCGGGAATTAAAAGTTTTCTGTCGACACGAATTGGACCTTTATGCTTCCGAATCCAATCTCCAATTCCACTTATAAATTTCATCCCATCTTCCCACTTTTGTTTTAATCCTTTTACAAGTCCATCAATGATGGCTTTACCAATATCTAGCAAGTTTATATTTTTTAGATTGTTAAATGTCGTTTTTACATTATCAATCAAATCACTAACACTTTGTTTCAAACCATCCCAAATTCCTTTGAGTCCGTTAATCATTCCGTTCCACAAGTCAATTGTTCCTTGTTTCAAGTTTTCCCAACCTTGTTTGACTCCGTTCACAATAGCATTAGCAGAATCAATAACCCACTGCTTAAATGAAGCCCAAGTGTCCTCGACCCATTGAACAGTTGCGTTCCATAAATCAACGGTACCTTGTTTAAATGAATTCCAACCATTAACAATTCCGTCAACAATAGACTTAGCCATATTAACGACCCATGTTGTGAAAGTTCCCCAAAGACTTTGGATTGTGTTTACAATTGTTGTCCAGATATTAACTACAGTTTGGAAAAATGAACTGTAAAATCCAACTACGATATTCACAAAAGTTTGGACTATTGTTTGAATCGCTGTTGCTAGTGTTTGCCAAAGCATTCCAAAATCTTCTTTGAATTGGTTAAAGTCCCCAGTGATTAAATCAATGAGCAACAAAACTGGACCCATAACAACCGTCTTAATAATCTCCCAAGTTGAACCAAAGATAGTTTTAACTTGCCCCCATAATCCGCTAAAGAAATCAAGAATTGGTTGAAAGATTGTTTTGATTGTCTCAACAAATGGAGCTAAGGTTGTTGTAACGCTATCCCAAGCGCTAGATAACCCGCTTGTTGTACCTTTCCAAAAATTAGCGAACCACTCCTTGATGCCGTTCCAAGCATTTTTAACACTATCAACGGCATCTTTTGCACCTTGGATTGTTCCATCCCAAAGCCCTTTCGCTCCGTTTTTGATGTTGTTCCAGATATCAGTGAACCATTTGACAGTAGCATTCCAAGCGTTTTGGATTCCTTTTACTGCAGTATCAACCGCTTTTTTGATTCCTTCCCATAACCCTATCCAGAAATTACGAAAATCTTCACTTGTGTTCCAGAAATAAATAAAACCAACTACCAAGGCAGCTATTAATCCAATGATTACAGTAATTGGGTTAGCAGCCATAATAGCGAACAATGTTTTTATTGTGCTCACCACTCCTGTTATTGCAGACTTAACTTGGTTAAAGGTTTTTACAACTGCCCCAACACCTTTGAGCTGAACCATGAATGCTCCCCAAGTTGTAATTATTGGCAATAATACGGGCAAGAACGGATTTAGTGCATTAATTATATTTCCTATCAATTTGATAAATGTTGCAATTACACTAATAACTGGAGGAATAGCTTTTGTAATTGCACTAAAAACTTGATTAACTACAGTTTTTAACTTGTCAAAATTCTGAGCGATTGAACCAAGACCAGCGCTCTTCATTCCGTTATCAATTGCAGATAAAACATTCTCCAAACCTTTCACTACTGCTGTTTTTACATTTTTGAACGAGTTTTTTATCCCTGCTGAATTTTTCTTAGCAAGTTCCGCAAATCCTCCAACGCCGTCATTCAATTTAATTAATCGACTATTAAAGTCATCGAATGTAATTTTTCCACTTTGTAAAGCATTATATAGATCACTAACCGAATTTACACCTTGGTCTTTAAAAGACTTAGCAACTTTATCCATTGCAATGGGCATTGTTTCTTGAAGTGTCCGCCACGATTGCATATCAACAGTTCCCTTAGATAACATTTGAACATATTGTTGCATTCCTCGGCTTGCATCTGCAGTTGAAGCACCAGAAGCTAGAAAAGCATTGTTTAATGCAACAGCTATATCAGTTCCTTTTGTTAAGCTTCCTGTAGATATAGCAAGTTGTTGAGTATTGGTTACAATTTCATCAAGAGAGGTAGGTAAGCCATCAATTCCTTTATTCAGTTTTGCCATTGATTTATCAACATCAGAAGCAGAATAACCAAGCGCCTTCATTACAACAGGATACTTATTCAAAGTATCAAAACGACCAATCGCTGCACCAAGCGAGTCCGAAACCAAATTTACTGCCTTATTCATAATGGCAAAGGCACCAACTCCTTTTAGGATGTCTCCAGTAGATGAGCCGAGTTTTTGACTTTTGCCACTAGTTTCATCAAACGATTTGCCAAGCATCTCACTTTTTTCTTTCATTGTCAAAAACCGACTATTAGCAGCTCTCCATCGCCCATTTTTATCTTGAAACGCTCCATCATATTTTGTAGATAAACTTTCGATAGAACTTGCTGTAGAACTTGCTGTACTAGTAGCGCTTTTCATGGTTGAGGTAAAATTCTTATCAACAGCACTCAGAACCGCTTCTACACTATAAGATTCCATGTTTTTCCTCCTTTCTTACTTATTTGCTTTTTTCATGAGGTTAATTAGTTTTTTGTCCTTTTTAAAAGCACTGTCCGAAGTTTCGATTCCTAAAATATCATTTTCAAATTTTTCTTTATCAAAAAACTTCTTGAAGGTCGAATAAACTGGAACTTGCTTCTTACCTTGTTGTTTAGTTGATTGAACTTGCCAATTTGCCCATGCTTGTTGGTAAATAGATTCTTGCTCATCAAGTCTTTTTAGCCTATAAGCTTTCAGCCTTAATTCATACTCCGAAATGGTCATGCGCTCTATATCTCTTAGATTAGTAATTCCGAGATAACGCAAACAATTTAACTGAACTTGTTCATAGAGTTTGTCAAAATCTGTTACTGTAGATTTTTGCTGACTTCTTTCTCGAAGTTCAACGTTTTTTTCTTGGTAAATTCCGACTTTTTTAACTCTTCGAGTACTAAATCAAAAAGCGCATCAGCTCCATTTTCTTCAATCCATTCAACTATCCCTTTCTCAGAGACACGAGGATTTTCTGTTGCATTGGCAATTTTTAACATTTCAACAAGTGTTTCGATATCTCCACTAAAGAAGTTCATCAAAGCATTATCTAAACCGACTTTTAAAGTCATCCCACGTTCTGTTACTTCATTTTTTTTATTCAATTCCTTAATGAATCGGTAACCGAAGATAAAAACATACTGTTTTTCATTAATCGTTAATTCCATTTTGATTTCTCCTTAAAAAATAAAGGCTAGAGCGAATCTCTAGCCTTTTGTTTATAGTATTTGAATTGTCACTTCTACAACTGTACCCCAGGCAGGGCCAGTAATATTTTCAGCTTTATCCCCGAACAGTATCTTTGAAGACATACTGAACAACATTAGCTTGTTCAGTAGTTAGTGTGGCATTGCCCTTTTGAGGTTTACCAAACACTCCGAATTCTAAACTCAATTCAAGCGCATCTTCTGAGTTGGGTTCATAAGAGAAACTTGTAAGATAAGCACGAAGATATTTCGCTTTGTACTTTCCGTCAGATCCTTTTTCAGCTTTATCAATTTCCCACACTTCAATAATTTCTCCATCATCAAACGCTTTGTCCATTTCGTCAAGATGTGGGTCACCATTTGCTGCAATAGATGTGGCAGACAAACTGTATTCAATTGCTGCAAGAGAACCTATTGTCCCATCTTTGGTTGCTGTAGTGTTGTAATCTCGAGTTTTTTCATTCGAGTGTTCTGTTTGGAAAGCGAGTTTCCAAGCGGCTTCTTTTGTTGCGTTACTAAGCAAACGATAGAGCAAGATAATATCTTTACCCTGTTTGGCTGTTAATTCTGCCATATTAAATCTCCTATCTCAGTCTAAATTCTAAGTTAATCAACGCTCTTTTAAGCGATGTATGTGTTGTTGTATCGTCCAGCATTTGAATGGTACTTGCTTGTGAATTCAAAGCCCAAGAATAGCCATCTGTGCTATTTATATTTAACGCTTGGTTAAATATATTGCTTGCCATGTCAGACACTTCCTTGCGCTTCTTCTGTAAGCCCCAAACAGATAATGAAAGACTTACTGTGCCTTTGATATCTGTTTTATTTGCTTCATGAATGGTTTGAGTATTCTCCATTTCAACAAATGGATAGCCCACTTCATTCATTGGCTTATAATCGTAAACGGTATAACCCAAAGCTTGAACTTGTTTGAACAATTCATCAAAAATAGATTGGTCTCGAGTTTTAATCATTTCGTCAACCTTTCTAAATCATTTGTGAATACTTTTTTCTGAATGTTAAACGCAGGTTTTACAAATGGTTGTGCAGCTTGAAATCGCGTCCCATACTCTACATATCCAGCATAATCAGTATGGGGTCCAGTCGTTCCTGTAAGTCCCCCGTCTGTAAAATCACTGGTTATTGAACGCTTCATGTTTCCTGTATCTACAGGAGCAAGATTTTGCATATTCTTGTTCATGCTTGCAGTATTGCTTTTTACAACATGTTTGACATCATCAAGCGTGGCATTTTTTCTCAATTTCTTTTGCAAGGCATCAATTCCAGTTATTTTCATTGACTTACCTCTTGCAAAATAAAAGTGTTTCTCTCGCTTGGATTGCGATATGTTGTTAAAGCCCACTTTTTATTATCAAACTCAATGTAATCATATTCTGGCATAGTAAAAAGGGGCATCATTCGCATGACTTTTGCTCCTTGTTTAATATCTCCAAAAATTTTAATACTTCTGTCAGTTCCAATATCAGTGATGTTTGCACTAAATACTGCTCGAGTTGGTTCTTTTTCAACCCATTCGCCTAAATCGGGGTCATAGCGGGAGTCGGGCGATTCTTTGATAAAAGTAACTTCATCTAAATATCTCAATACAATCTGAACCTCCCTATCTTCTTATCGCCCTCAGTTTCTCTTGATTTTCGCCACGATTCAATTTCATCGGCATACTCATCAAAATCAGATTCTGAAAATGTCATGCTTAATCCTTCTTGTGAGTAGGACTGCATGCCTTCTTGACCGATACGATTAAAACGCTTCAAAGAAACATCCAAAACAACATATTCTAGTTCTGGCGGTACTTCTTTAAGGTCAGAACCAAGAATAAGCAATAGACGTTCACGAGTGCGTTTTTCAATTATTTCCAAGCGCTCATCCGATGAACCGCTTAAAAGCTTTTTTATTTCATAAGTGATAGCCATAAGCAACTCCTTTTTATACAGAAGTTACGGTAACATCGCATGTAACAGTTAATCCATTAGCTGTTGTTCCAGTAATTTTCGTTTTACCTTCAGCTTTACCAACTACATTCCCTTGTCTCGGTGTTACCGTAGCAATTGTAGGTTCACTTGAAACAAAGGTTACTGTTTTATCATCTGCATCTACTGGTAAGACAGTTGCTGTCAATGTTTCGTTTGCCCCAACTGCAAGCGATAATGTTGTTTTATTTAAAGTTACGCTCTTAGGGGCAATTACTTTGTTACTGTGGCTTTAAGAATTGCTTTTTTATTCTTCTCTGGCAAGTATTTACCATATTTTGCAGCGGCTTGAAGTGCTGTTCCTGCAAAGTCTTCTGAATCCATTGCACGAGTCACTTGAATTCCGATACCAGCTACACCAACATTATCGGCGACAAAGTAAGCTCCTTCTCCAGATTGAAATTTTTCATCAGGGAGTTCAGATAAAATGAATCCTTTAAATTTATAAAGTGTTTCATCATCAATGTTTGCACTTGAGTTTTTGGCAGTTGTTGCGAGTTTAGAGTCAATAAGCAAGTCATAGACATCAGCATTAACATAAGCAACCCAAGGCACTGCTGTAGAAACGTTGTTATTTACAAATTTTTTATGAGCTTCTGAGAACAATTTAGTCACGGAAGCTTCATCAAGTTTTGAATTCAACGTTTCGCTGGCACTATCTGATAAGAATTTACCAAGCAATTTATCGACGTGTTGGGCCCATGCCACACCATGAAGTGCTAAACGTTCTGCTACAACTTGGTCTTTGATATCGTTGACTGTGAAATCATCAATTCCTTCATTAATTGCCAAAGGAGCATCGTATTTCACTTGTTTGTTGACTGACTTAACTTCTTTACGTTGACCAAAGCGTGAAGTATTACCTGTTCCAGTTCCAAAACCAACATTTGCGTCAGTTGAATAATTTTGGATAACTACATCAGTGTCACTTACTTTGAGTTCCATAAAAGTATCATTTTCAGTGATACCATCTTTTACTTGAAGAACTCCACCAAAAGCGCGCAAGAAAGCTGATTTTTTTGCGAAAAGGTCTGGTAACATACCAGCGTGTTGTTTTGTGAAATATTTAATTGTCATAATTTAGATCTCCTGTTATTGATATTTAGCTGCCGCTTGTTTGAAAACATCGACATCATTGTTACTTGGAACACGTTTAGGCGTTGTCCCTGTGTTTCGTGCTTTTTCCCATTGTGAGCGTTGATTATCAAGTAAATTGAGGAAAGTTTTTACATTGCTGTAAGTTTTTTCTTCATCGACATCAACTAACAATCCTAACTCCGCTGCACTCAAAACAATTCCACTCTCTTTCAATACTTCATCAGCTTGACTGGTGATATTTGAAATTTTAATTTGTGCTTTAAGGCTTGCGATCTCATCGTCTTTAGCTTTTTGAAGTTCAGTAACTTTTTCTTCGTAAGATTTTTCTTTAACTGACTTTTTGCCACCTTTTTCAAGTTCTTCAATACGAGCCAGCGCTTGTTCTAGCTGTGTTTTTGTTTCATTTTTTTCAGCCTGCTCTTTTCCGATTCGTTTTTGAAGCTTTTCGACAATTTTGTCAATGTCAGTTGATTGTTTTTGTTGCTCTTCTTTGTTTGTTTCTGTTCCGGTTTCTGAACCAGCTTCAGACGTCTCATCGGCTGCTTTTTCTGCGGAAAGTTGCAAATTAAGGGGTGAAAGTTCTGTTTGTTCCATTTTTGGTTCCTCCTCCTCGCATTTTAAGACTTGGGAGTCTGATTTTCTCGGGTTTTATTTACTGTCCACAACATTCGGAAACGGACATAAGAAAAGCGCCTGACAGTGGCAAACGCTTAGTTGTTTTTTCTTTTATTGCGCAATTCAATCGCTTTGTTAGCTTCTGTCCTGTCATCAAAAGCTTGCTTGTATTCGTCTTGACTGATTACTTTCCTATCAAGTAAATCATCCCAGAAAGCTTTATCATTAACATGCGGTGCTGTGCTACATCTACAGAACGGATGCATGTTTGGTGCATTAATACCGGGCAACATATCTTTAAGCTTGAATATTTTACCATTCAATGCCCCACAGATATGACAAGCTGAAGGTTCAGCAATATACTCATACTCTTCAATATCAGCTTTTTTATAGCTTTCTTCTTGAATAGCTGTTTGAACTCGTGTTGTTTCTGTTACTAGTAATCGTTGTGCGTTGTATGTGGCATTCATTCTTCCTTGTTCAGTCATCAGCCTTTTTAGTTGTGGGGCTAGTGCTTTCGGGTTGATTCCACCAGTTACTGAACGAATGAGAAGTTTTTCAATATCAGCTTTCAATTCAAATTGGTACTGCCAAAGCTTGTCAGAAAAACTGGCAAATCCTTCGACCTTATAACTTCCGTTAAGAACTGATTCAACTAGACTGTTATAGCCTTTCTTTGGAACGCTTAAACCAAGAATTCCCGCTTGTCTTTCAAATTCTGTAAGAGCTGCACCAGTCAAATTCTTTGAGAAATATTTGTCCAAGTCATCAAATACTGAAATAAGCTCCAGACCAATATTTGCTTTCAGAAGTTCTAAACGATTCACTCTCATGGTCAAGTTATAAAGTTTCAACGCTTGATTTGCTTGGTTCGAAAAGTCTTTTTCTTTAACATACTTTTTGGCTTTATTTTCAAATGCTTTGACATCCATTTTATCCGCACGTTTCATGGCTTCACTGATAGAAATTCCTTGACCATTCGCAAAGTTCTGCCAGTTGGCATTGATTTCTTTTTGAATGGCTTCTTGAGCTTCAAATAGCTTATCCATGATTTGTTTCATGCGTTTGGTGTCATCTTTGATTTGTTGCTCTTGCCAAGCTTTCTCACGTTTTCTCCAGTAATCAGATGAATTCATAGGTTACCCCTCATTTGTTTCATTCTCACTAGGTTGCTTGTCCTTGTCAAAGATAGCTGTAGAAGCTTCTTCTTTTTTGATTTTTTTCATTTCAGCTTGGACATCTGGAATGATAGAAATGACACTCAAAGCAGTTTCTTCACTAGTAATCCCTTTTAGTATATTAGCAGTCTCGGCTTGCTCTTTAATATTTTTAGGCTCATTACGAGTGAATGTGTACTCAATATCTTTCCAAGCTTCTTTGTTCGAAACATTCGTACTTAACTCACAAAATAGTTTGTATCGACCATTCAAAGAAGATTGAAATTTACGTTGAAATGACAAAGCTAAGTTACTCATTGCTTGAAGTTTGTAAGCTAACGAGACACCACTTGATGACCCGAAAGATTCATCAGAAATATTTGCAACCATTGTTGTTTGGAAGATTAATTTAGTTAGTCTGTCCAATAGATTTTCTGTTTGAGAATCACTATCAGGCTTTTCTAAGAATTTAACATCCACATTTTTCGCTTCGGAACCCTCGCCATAGTAATTAATAACACGGTTACTACGAATGTTTTTCAAGTCCTCTTCTTCAACTGCAGCACCTAAAAATGCCAAGTACTGATCGCTGAAATAATCAACGTCATTTGCTTTTTCACTAATGGCTTTATTAAAAGCGTTGACTAATGAAATAACAGATTCAAAAATGCTCATTCGTTCTTCGTTGAAATAGAACTCTACAACGGGCAAATCATCAAAAGGATTCGGCGCTTGTTCAGTCATGTTGTAAAATCCCATGGTTCCATTTAAATCATAAGTTGTTTCTTTGGTATAAACTTCACCATACAATTTACAGTCATCATCATAACCATAACGCACCGCAAACAATGGTTCTTGTTTAATCGTGTCATCATAAACCATAAACATATTTTCTGGACTATTAAAAACAACATTCGTTCGAGTGTCTTCATCTTGATACAAAAGCTCAAACGCTCGACCATAAATGCAAGCCATCTTTGCAAGCTCCGACTCTTCATCTTCCATGTCATTCAGATTATCAAATTCTTGTAGTTTAAAAAGTATCTCTTTATCCTTGTGAGTTTTTTTTACTGGAATTCCATTAAAGTAACCTGTGAAAGTATCAACGATATATTTAGCGAAGTTAACAGTTAAACGATTATCTGGTTTCCAAGGGTCTTTTGTTGGCTCATCATCAATCGACATGATCCCACGATACATATTTTTTAAGTACTCATACCGAGCAACTTCTAATTTATGTTTTTCCATGAACTTGGTAAGCACTTCAACTGTGATTGGTTCGTCTTTTGGAAATGTCATTAATTTAGGTGGTTTGTAGTTCACTTAGAATCCTCCTTTGAAAGACTTTAGTTTTGCTTTGCGAGTTGTCATTGTCTCAGCGATCCCAGTTGTTGCATCGGGCGCATCATCGTGTTTATTTTTACCTTCACGTTGATAAGTCGTCATTGCTTGATAGTATTCTGGAAAACGAGTTCGCCAGTCATTAGGAAATCGAACGTGCTGCTCTATCCAATAACTATTGGAATAAATTCGGGCTTCTTTATTATTCCCTTGGAAGAAATCTTCTACAACACAAGCCACTTTGCCTTGAATCTTATCCCTGACAGAACGAGCAAAAGACCGACCGCCATTATTTCGCTCGATTCTTGACACATTCACTCTGTTATTAATTAATTGATTGGCCACTGCGTTTTCTGTGTACTCCATCGGCTTTTGAGTGTAAATAATGTCTAGCACATCCGCAAAGCCGTCTGAGGTTTCACCCCACACAATCGAACAGAGATAGTCTTTCCCAGTGTCTGCGGTATCGCAATAGTTCCAAATCTTTTTGTACTCCGAACGAGCATTGTAAGTCTTGAACTCACTATATAATCGACCTTTGACATCAATCGGCTCTTGTTGGTAGTTGGCGCTGGCAATATCAGCCCCCATTGTTTTTACTTTGCGCTTATAATCTTCAAGAGTCAGAATATCATCACAAAGCATTTCATTCGTTTGCTCGTTGAAAGCCTTGAAATTAATATGCTTTACTCGATAGCCATTTTTAGGCAATTCACTCAAAGCACGTCCGGCTAAATCTTCACTATGCCAACGAGTCATGTTAATTATGATTTTACCGCTTGATTCCAAACGTGAAAGCATGGTATTAACAAACCAGTCCCAATGTTTTTCTAATATTGTCGCGTTGTTAGCTTCCTCAGCATTCTTGATAACATCATCAATGATAATAATGTCAGCACCAAAACCTGTTGCAGTCCCTGTTGGAGAGGTTGCCAAATAGTTGTTATAACCGTCTGATAAGCTCCAGAGGTTTTTCGCAGCATCTCCGTCTTTAATCTTGGAATCAAAAATATCGGAGTAAACAATCTTATCCACATCCGCTTTATTTTGTTGAATAGTGTTACGAACATTTTTAGAGAAAACTGTTGATAGAATTTCGTTATATGAACCAGTCATGATTTTCTTCGTGTGGTCATTACCAAGCACCCACTCTACAAACTTACCGAGCGTGAGAGACTTTCCATGTCTCGGCGGAAGATTCAGAACTAAAACATCATGTTCATCATCATTTAGAAATGACTGAAACTCTTCACACATTGTCACCAGATAAGCTCTATCTCGTTTAAAAAAGCTTGGCATGATGAGATTACAGTAATCAAAGAAAAAGCGCTTAGACAGCTCAATTTTTGCCCCTAGCGCTATTTTATCCATCACGACTCGCCAACTTTCTAAGCTCTTCTTCTGTCAAGCCTTCATAAGGATTATTAATATTAAGATTACCATTAACAGTAGTTTCAGACTTCTCGACTAATAAACCAGCCATTTGAAGTAAGATTTTACGGTCTTGAAATCCTTTCTCAGTCAAAGCATATCGATAGGAGGCATTAAGAACATCTGATACTTTCCCTTTGACTAATTCAAGTGTCGTTTCATTAACCAGCTTTACAAATCCTGGTTTTTTCATAGCTGCGTAATATGTGTTTTTGCTAATTTTAGCAACCGCACACAGATCCTCAACATTAATTCTCATATTATCCGGATTTACCAAGGCCTCAAGTAACCTTTTTTCAGCTTTTGTTGGTCTGTATTCGTTTGGTTTTGTAACAGTTTTAGACATTCTAGATTTCCTCCTTTCCAACAACAAAAGGCTTGCCAAATGGCTCAGCTTGTGTTCCATTTCCTAGCTTGATATACTCGCTGACAAATAATTTCTGTCGTTGATTTAGCCCAATATGTCCACCTCCTTCATTACTTAATCAAAAAAAGACAACTCAAACGAGTCGTCTCCCTTTTTC